AAGCTCTATAACAGCCGATGGTTGTTGGAGCATTTTCTCCGTGACCATCCGCAGCGGCTGGATCTGGCCGCCGTCGGCGCCGGTATCGACCAGATCAAGTCCTCCCTGCGGCTGCTGCCCGAAGCCGCCGATCACGACATGCTGCGCGGCATTGAGGGCAGCGCGGCCAAGGCCTACTTTTCCGTTTTCCCGCAGCTGATCCTGCGCAACGCGCAAGACTTTCCTTTCTCCGGCCGCAGCCGCCGCCCGCCGCTCGACCCGGTCAATGCCATGCTGTCGTTTGCTTACACCTTGCTCGGCAACGAGATCGCCGGTGCGCTGGAATCTGTCGGTCTCGATCCGGCTGTCGGTTTTCTGCACACACTGCGTCCCGGACGTTCCTCGCTCGCATTGGATCTGCTGGAGGAGCTGCGCGCACCGTTGGCTGACCGTTTCGTGCTCTCGCAGATCAACCTCGGCACCATTACGCGCAAGGACTTTGCGCAAAAGGAAAACGGCGCATATTATCTCACGGACGACGCCCGCCGCACATTTTTGGCGGCGTGGCAAAAGCGCAAGCAAGAGCCGCTCACGCATCCTTTCCTGAAGGAAAAAATCGTCTGGGGACTTGTGCCCTATACACAGGCAATGCTGCTGGCGCGCTACCTGCGCGGTGACTTAGACGCCTATCCGCCGTTTTTGTGGAAATGAGGTTTGACAATGCTGGTAGTGATCACCTATGATGTAAATACGGAAGATGCCGGCGGCCGCCGTCGTCTGCGCCAGATCGCCCGGCAGTGCGTAAACTACGGGCAGCGCGTGCAAAACTCTGTCTTTGAGTGCCTCTTGGACGCCACACAGTGCATACAGCTGCAGCACGCGCTGTGTAAGATCATGGATCCGGAAAAGGACAGTCTGCGTTTTTACTATCTCGGAGAAAAGTACCGCTCCAAAATCGAACACTTCGGCATCAAACCCGGATTTGATGTGGAAGGTCCGCTGATCCTATGAGTGCGAACCGAAAGCGCGCACGGATTTTCCGAGCAGTTCGCACCTGAATAGAGCGTATTTTTTGAAGAATACGCGCCCGTCAAGTCGCCGGATGTGCATTTTTTGCACACAAAGAGCTTGTATTTATACCTTTTGCGCAAAAGTGCCGCATTTTTTTGTGCGCTTTTGCTGTCGCACCCCGCAAGGGGTGCGTGGATTGAAATGCCCCCATCAAAATCAATCCGTGGTCTGCAATAGCAAAGGCTTTCGGGCGCGCTATCAACAGCGAGGTCTTGGAGAAGGTCGGAAAGCTCGAAAGCGAGCTGCAGTGCGTTCGGTCTGGCATGGCCGAGGAAAAGGCCGTCAACTGCCGGGCGCGCATTCTACGCTTCGGCGATGAATGTCTCCACGGCGAGCGCCACACCAAAGATCATTTCGACCAAACGCTCCGGGACATCGCCGCCTACGAACGATACTGCGAGGATCATCCGGAGTTTGAAAACAATGTAACAGAGCTGACCAGTGACCGGATCAAGACGATATATCGCCGGTGCTTGGACAGCAACGACTTTTTGCAATAAGGAGGAGTCACCGTGAATTTTCTGGATATGGCAAGTATCCGGCTGGCCGTCGGACTGGTGCTTCTGATCGCCGCCAATATCGCCCTCGGCTCCATCAACGCCATTATCGCCTGCGAATGGGATCTGGTAAAGTTCCGCAACGGCTGCATCAAGGGCGGCGTGATCGCTCTGGCGCTGATTGCGGTCTACTTCGCCGGGTACCTCAACCCTGATCTGATGGTGGTGGAGGTGAGCGGCCAAACCGTGAATCTGATGACAGCGGTGTCGCTGGTCATGCTGGCGGCATTCACGGCCTATGCCGTTGATGTGATTGGTAAGCTGAAAGATATGCTGCTGACCGCAACGCCCGGCACAGATCAGACACCGGCCGCGCTGCCGGAGGAAAAGACTGATGAAGCCCCCGACGCCCCAAAGGAGGAATGACCCATGACCGCTATTGAGCGAGTGATTGCCACAGCCAGAGCCGAGATCGGCTACATCGAAAAGGCCACCAACTCCCAGCTGGAAGACAAAACTGCCAACGCCGGTAGCGGGAACTGGACGAAGTATGCCGCATTTCTCGACGGCCTCGGCGTCTACAACTTCCCGAAAAACGGCTACTCCTGGTGCGATATGTTCGTTGATTGGTGCTATATCACGACCTTCGGTCTCGGCGTTGCCATGAAGATGACGAATCAGCCGATGGGCGGGTACGGCGCCGGCTGCACTCAGTCGGCAGGCTATTATCGTGCGGTCGGCCGTTTCCACAAGAGCAACCCCCAGCCGGGGGATCAGATTTTCTTCACCAAAGACGGGGGAAAATCCATGTATCACACCGGCCTCGTCGAGAAGGTATCCGGCGGCAGGGTATATACCATCGAAGGGAATACCTCCAGCGCCCCCGGCGTCGTTCCGAACGGCGGCATGGTGCGCAACAAAAGCTATTCGATCAACTATGCGCAGATCGGCGGCTACGGTACGCCGGACTGGTCGCTCGTAAAGGAGGAAGAAGAAATGGCAGAGATTACTCAGGACAAATTCAACGAAATGTTCAAGGTCGCCATGAACGCCTACCGCGCGGAATTGCAGGACAATGACTGCGGCAATTTCAGCGCGGACGGCCGAAAGTTCGTTGAGGAAACCGGCCTGCTGGTCGGCGGCAGCAAGCTCCCCAACGGCGAGGCGAATTTCATGTGGCAGGACTTCCTGACCCGCGAGCAGTTCGCAACCGTCCTCTACCGCTTCGCCCAGAAGTTTGGGCTGAGCTGATGGCAAGGCGCAAGCGCAGAGCCGCGAAGAAGCGCAAGGTCGAATGGAGCAAGGTCGTGTGCTTGCTGGCGATGCTGGCCGGTCTGCTGATCGTTCAAGAATGCTTGTTCCTCATGTATCTGTGTATCAAAAGCGGCTATACCGCCGCAGCTGCATGGCTTACTGCCGCCACCGGCGTTGGCGAGGCAATCATCATCGCCGGAGCAAACGGCTACCTCTCGCTTGCGAAGTCCGACCACAAGCGCGGCGGGATCACCTTTGAGGCAGCCAAGGCAAACAACTTCCGGACCGACACGGAGGACAATGGCAGCATTGACAGCCCCGCCATCTGAATACCGCCCACACAACGAAAGCCCCCTCACAGGATTTCACCGTCCTGTCGAGGGGGCTTTTTCTGTTTTCCGGCGCTTTCGCGTTTACGGGGGCACAGGAGCGTTTTTCGCATTTGGGTGGGCGTCTACCCTCCCACGCCACAAAGGTGGTGTTGCAACTCGCCTACGGGCCTGTCAGGTGGTGTTCCCGCTGACATCCACTATGTCCACCGCAACAATCTCCACCAGCCGGTCGCCGGCCGCGCCCATATTGAGGCAAGAGCCGATGCGATAGTAGTCCCGGATATCCTGCTCGGTGCCGTGAATCCTGGTGGTGATGGCGTCACCGTCGGCCAGGTGGACGACCACGACCTTCTCGGTGCATCGCTCCAGGTAGGCGCAGAATTCCTCGTAGCTCATGTGGCCCTCCGCTTTCATCGCGGCACTGGCAGCGGCCAGCTCCTCGGGCGTCCAAGATTTACTCACAGGTATTGTCTCCCTTCTTCATCGTCCACGGTGAAATGATAGCCCTCGGTCAAAAGCACAGTCCCTTTGATTGGCGCGTGGATCATGACGGTGCGGCGACCGATGTAATCCGCTGGAATTTCACCGCGCTCGACCATATCCCGAAAGTACGGGCAATCATTCCA